GTGAACCCAGTAGTTTCCGACGGCCAATTCACCATTGGCTATGACGCCGATGGCGTTGCGGGGCAATGGCCAGGGAATATGGCCGAAAGGACCGACTATTTCATGCCCGCCCGGATTGGCGCTGAGTTTTCGGATGGAAACGAGGTATGGGATGCCGCAGAAAACGGTGATGAGATCGTGTGGCGCGACGGCGCCGGCAATTGGACTCCTATCGCCGAAGTATTGCGCCAGTACGGCGACCGCTAACAATTCACCGCCCCGGCGTCGAGTCGGGGCGATCAACCGAGGAAAATCGCATGAAGTTTCCCACATCCTCACTGGGCGATGGTTCCGCGTTTTGCGGATCACTCCCCGATGGACGGGTTCGTGTGACCCGCTACGATCATGAAGGAATCGTCACGCCAGCCACGGCGGACGAAGCATGGAGGCAGGCGCGGACTGAAATGCCAGAACCTACTACGGATGGCGAGCGCCGCGATCTGTTCAGGCGCTTTTGCGCTATCGCCCTGAATCTAGATTTGCAGTGACCCACCCCCCGCCCCTCGGGGCGGTTTGAAGGAGAGAACGATGAACGAGAACGAGTATGAGAAGTTTGTAGAATTTTACGAAAAAGGCGGACTTGAGTTCCCTTGTTCTGCGATGCAATTTTATGCACGGGCGGCTGAATATGCCGATGGTGATGAGGAATTATTAGACCGTCTGTGCAAGAAGGGGATCGGCTTAAACTGGCGGGAATAATGATCCACCCAACCCCCGCCCCTCGGGGCGGCATGAAGGAGAATGAAATGAACGCTAACGACATCCGAAAAATGATTAATGCCGCAGCCGAAATCACGCGGGCGGCCCAGCAGCATGAAACGGCGCTAAAGGCGGCCCTACTGGCCGAGGAACGCGGCGAGCCGTGGGAGGAATTCCAGATTGGCGAAGCGTTTTCGCCCGTCTCGCAAGCGCTGGCCGGCTGGCGCGTCCTGATGGCGCGGCTGTTTCCAACCCCGCCAAAGAACGCCGAGGAAATGGCCGAGTTGGCGGCAACGATGGAAACCTGGAAATGATCCATCCCGCCGCCGCCCTCCGGGCCATGCGCCCAGTGAAGTCCTACGCCTGCGCCCATTGCGGGCGCGGGTTTACCGCCTCAGATGCACGGGCGCGGTATTGCAGTAACCGTTGCCGTCAGGCCGCCAAGTATCAGCGGGCGAAGGCGGCGAAAGTTTTAAAAAATCCACAGTACTCTACGTTGTAGGTAATAACCAAGAGGAGAAAGGTCATGTTGTTCAGCAACCCCCGCATTGCCCGCCGTGTTGAGGAATTGGTGAAGATGGCGGAAGAAGGGAAGCAACTGGAACCCGACCACGTAGAGTTCCTGGAACTTTACGCTGCTGACTGCCTCGTTGACTTCGCCATGGATGGCGGAGATGTCAAAGACCTGATCGACAGGGTGGACGAAGCACGAAAAGGATGATGTATCCACCCCCCAGCCCGCCAATCGGCGGGTTTTTTTGTGTCAATACTCCAAGGATTTGACAAAATAACGGATTTGTGGTTATTAGTATTTTTGAATATAATAATGTTATGATATTCTCCTAAAGATTAGGATGGGTTTAGGTGGCAGTACGCAACGAAAAAGGCCGATTTGTTAAGGGGGCATCCGGTTTTCAGGGGAAGCGGCATGACTTTTCTCATGTCCGCGACCTGGCGAAAATCCACACTGAGGACGCGATCCGCGTCCTGGCCGAGATCATGATAGACCCTAAAGCCGATCCAGCGCCGCGTACACGCGCTGCTGAGGCATTGCTGAATCGTGCGTGGGGCCGGCCCCCGGAGGACCTCACCTTCCGGGTTGCCGCCGATTCCGGCGAGCTGAAAATCCGCTGGATGGCCGATGGCGAAAAATGACTGAGATCGTCATCCCCTATTATCCGCGCCGACTCCAGCGCGACCTGCACGCCGCGTTGCAGGACAATCGCTGGTCTGTCGTCGTGTGTCATCGCCGGTGGGGAAAAACGGTCTGGGCGATCAATCATCTATTGCGCGATGCGATGACGAGCACGAAACCGGAAGCGCGTTACGCTTATTTCGCGCCGTTTTTGAAACAAGCCAAGAGCATCGCGTGGGACTATTTGAAGCATTTTTCTCGTCCCATTCCCAATATCGGCATCAACGAAACTGAATTGCGCGTGGATTACCCCAACGGAGCCCGGATTCGGCTCCTCGGCGCGGACAACCCGGATTCGCAGCGAGGCGTGTATCTCGATGGCGTGGTACTGGATGAATACGCCCAAATGGCGCCCTCGATGTTTTCCGAGATTCTCCGCCCGGCGTTGAGTGACCGGAAAGGCTGGGCGGTCTGGATGGGCACGCCGAAAGGGCGCAATCATTTTTACGATTTATACGAGTCAGCCCGCACCGATGCGGATTGGCACGTCGCGCGCTATCGGGCGAGCGAGACCGGCATTCTGGACGTGGCCGAATTGGCGTCGGCCCGCAAAATGATGAGCGCCGACGAGTACGAGCAGGAATACGAATGCTCGTGGCAGGCGGCGCTCAAGGGCGCTTATTTTGCGGCTGAACTGGACGCAGCCCGCAAAGCTGTCCCGGCCCGAATTGGAAAAGTCCCTGTGCAACCCTCCGTCCTCGTCGATACCTGGTGGGATTTGGGCATGGATGACAGCACGGCGATCTGGTTCACCCAGGACGCAGGGCGCGAAATCCATGCCATCGACTATTACGAAGCGACTGGCGAAGGGCTGGCGCATTACCGCGACGTGCTGGATCGGCTTAAAACCGAGCGCGGCTATCGCTACGGTCAGCATCACGGCCCGCATGATTTGGCTGTGCGTGAGTTGGGCAGCGGGAAATCCAGAGTCGAGGCGGCAATGGCGCTGGGATTGCGATTAGAAGTGGTGCCGCGCGTCGAGCACAAAGCCGATGCGATTCAGGCCGCCCGCTCCCTGTTAGGCCATTTGTGGATCGACGAAACCCGCTGTGCGCGAGGCATCATTTGTCTGGAATCGTACCGGAAATCGTGGGATGACCGCTTGCAGGTGTTTCGTGACCAACCTCTGCACGACTGGGCGAGCCATGCCGCTGACGCGCTGATGACCCTCGCGCGTGGCCACCGGTTCGCCGAAGCCCGCCGCGCGTCGGCGGCGCGCATTCCCACCGCTGCTGGATGGACCTGATCCATGCTCCCGATGATGCCCCCTTTGTCTACCGCCGCACCGGCGATTGCCGTGACGTCGAACACCGATTTGATGGCAGCCGAGCAGGGAGCCGAAGAGCAGGCGGCGATTGATCGCGCGCCCGTGGTGTCGACCATCGCGGCTCACATCAAAAAGCGGTGGGAAGATGCCAAGCGGGCGAAAACGGACATCGAAGAGAAAATGCTGCGTGCTCTCCGGCAACGAGTCGGCGAGTACGAATCGAGCAAACTCACGGAAATCCGCAAGTTGGGCGGCTCCGAGGTATTTGTTCGGCTGACCGACCTGAAATGCTCTGCGGCTGCTGCCTGGATTCGGGACGTGCTGTCGCTGGATCGCCCGTGGGGATTAGAACCAACCCCAATCCCTGATCTAGCGGATGACGTGGCGGCTGGCATCGAGCAGCAGGCCCAACAAGCGGCCCTGCAACAGATTCAAACCGGCATGATGCTGATGCCCGACCCGATGGCGCTGCAACAGATGTTGGCCGATGCCGGCGAACAGGCCAAAGCCCAAGCCATCAAGCAGCAGGAAAAAGAGGCCCGGAAACGGGCCGAAAAGATGGCGGAAGCTATCGAGGATTATCTGGTCGAGGGTGGCTTTAAGGCGGCGCTGGGCGAGGCATTGGATTGGGATTTGACGACGTTTGGGACTGCGATTCTGCGGGCGCCCGTCGTGCGAACGCGGCGGCGGCTGCAATGGCAACAAGACCCTGTGATGGGATCGTGGACGCCGACCGAAGTCGAGGAGTCCTATCCCGGCGTGGAGCGCGTGAGTCCCCTGGATTTCTACCCGTCCGACGATGCCGTGTCCATTGACGACGCCGGTTATCTGCTAGAGAAATATCCGTTGTCGCGCGGCGAGTTGGCGGCCTTCAAGGGCACAGAGAATTGGAATACCGTCGAGATTGATGCGGTGCTGACAGAATATAGCCGGGATGGCTTGCGCGAATGGACGACGACCGATTCCGAGCGCGCGACGCTGGCCGAGCGTAGCGATGCTGGGCAGTACTCCGAAAAGCTGGATGCGTTGATTTTCTGGGGCGAGATTCAAGGCTCGCTGCTTAAAGAATGGGGCATCAAAGCCGTTGAGGACCTGGCGGAATATGCGGTCGAGGCGTGGCTGATCGGGACGCATGTGGTACGGGTCGAGATTAAAGAGCCGCACATGCTGGCCCGGCCCTACTGCAAAGCGGTCTATCGCCCCAGGCCCGGCGCGTTCTGGGGCGTGGGCGTACCCGAGTTGATGGAGGACGTACAGCAACAGGCCAATGCCGCTGCCCGAGCGTTGGCTAACAATATGGCCCTGGCCAGCGGCCCGATGGTCGGGGTAGACCTGGAGCAAATGCCCCCCGGTGAGGATGGTGAGAAGCTGCACCCGTGGAAGGTGTGGCGCTTCAACACCGGCAAGTACGGCCAGTCCTCCGCGCCGCCAATCAGTTTCTTCCAGCCCGAAATGCACGCGCAGGAATTGATGCAGATTTACGAGCGATGGGTGCGGATTGCCGACGAAGTGACCGGCATCCCGGCCTATGTCCAGGGCGATTCAAACGTAGGCGGCGCGGGGAAAACGGCCAGTGGTCTTTCGATGCTGATGGGTGCGGCGACCAAGCAGATCAAAGCCGTCATTGCCAACATTGACGCCGGGCTGATTGAGCCATTGATTGATGGCTTCTTTCGCTACGCGATGCTCTATCACCCCGACGATTCGGTCAAGGGTGACTGCAAGATCGTCTCGAAAGGCAGCACGGCATTGCTAGTCCGAGAGCAGGCGCAAATTAGGCGCAACGAATTTCTGCAAGCCACCAATAACCCGGCTGATCTACAGATTATGGGGCTGGGCCGGCGCGCGGAATTGCTCCGTAGCGTAGCGGACACGCTCTCGATTGACGCCGACGATATTGCGCCGACGCGAGAAGAGATGGAACAAGAGCAAGCGGCGCAACAGCAATTACAGATGCAAATGATGCAGCAACAGGCGGCGATGGCCGCCCAACCCCAGACCGGGGCGGCACTTGGCCCAGATGGCCAGCCGGTTGCCGGTCAGGATACTCGTTTATTCAATCCAGAGGGTTAGATGATGGCTTGGCGCGAAGATGCACGCATTACTTCACTGACGGCTGATCGGCTGAACGTGGGCGGCGTAAAAATTCCAACCACTGCAACTTTTTCCATTGCAGCGGGCGCAGCAAACGTTACGGCGGTCACGATTACACTCAAGACCGCACAAGGGAAGGCGATCAATAACGTCTTCCCATTCGAGGTATGGCTATCCGATGCCGCGACCGGTGCAGGAGAAACCGGGACGAGTGCAAGCGGCACTCCGGCGCTCACGACCGGCACGCAATACCGGATTTTGTCAGCCAAAAAGGCGTGGCTGGGGGCGTGCAATAGCTCCGGGGTCGCGGTTTTGACGATCACCGATACTGCAAAAACGACCTTTTATGTCGCGGTGCGACTGCCAAACAACGTGGTGGTGTCGCGCATATTGGCCACCGCCGACTATGGTGCCTAATGAATCCTTCGCTTCCGCAACTCGAAGCTCTTTCCAAGCTGGCTGAACGGCATGAATATGCTGTAGTGCTGGCATGGCTGGACGAGGAGCGGGTGAAGCGAATCAGAGAAGCGTTGCATACGGCGAATCCGCAAGCGTGCGGGGCTGCGGCTCTGCTGCAAGACCTGGCCGACACGCTGAAGAACGCCAAAATTCTTTACGACCGCGCCCGGAAGACCGTAGCAGGCTCCGGGCCATCCCCTTAAGCGAACACCCAAGAGGCTCGCAATGGCAATCCCAGAATCGTTGTTGCAAGAAGAGAAAGCGGCTGAAGAGGCCATCCGCCAGGCGTATACCCCGAATGAGGGCACGACTGAACCAGGAACTGAGTCCGCCGCTGAACCCGTTGAAGCGGCGGTTACACCCTTCGCCTCTGCGCCTGATGCCGGCGAGTGGGAGCACAAGTACCAAGTGCTACGGGGCAAGTATGACGCCGAATTGCCCCGCGCATTGGATGAGGCTCGCTATTGGCGAGACCGTTGCGATCAAATGCAAGCGCAACTGGATGCCATCGCTCAGCGCCAGCCAGCCCATACCGCCGAAGCGCCGCCGCTCAACCAGGAGTTGAACGACTACCTGGGCGAAGACGCAGCCAAGATTGTCGCCAAGTTGCTCGATCAGCAAAAGCGCGAGTTGGAAGCCAAGTTTGGGCAGGTGGCGAATTTGTCCCGCCAGTCGGCGGAACAATCGTTTTGGGCGCAAGTGCGGCAGGTGTTCCCGAACTACGGGGAGTTGCAAAACGATTCGGCATTGAATCAATGGTTGGCTGGGACTTGGCCAGGATCGCGCCAGACTCGCCTCCAACAAGCGCAGGCATTGGCGCAGGCACTGGATGCGGACGGGTTTATCGGGCTGTTGCAAGCCTATACGCCCGCAAGCGTGTCCTCTCGTCCCGCCATGCCAGGCCCTACGCCTCGTCGAGCAGCGGGTAGTGGTACGCCACCACCCGCCAAGCAGAGTCTCAGTCCGGCTGAGCTGGAAGCGTATGGGCCGCGCATCATGAATATGAAAAGCCAGGGACGCTACCAGGAAGCGGCGAAACTGGAACAAGAGTTTGATGCCGCCGTGCGAGAAAAGCGCGTCGGTATCTAATCCGTTGCTCTGTCTCCCGACAGAGCGTTTTACTATGAGGTTTTTATCATGGCTTACCCAGTTGCTCCGGGTGGCGCCGCTTATACCGGCGTGTGGATTCCCGAAATTTGGAGTACCAAGCTCAATGTAAAGTTTTGGGATGCGTCAGTCGTACCGGCAATCTCAAATACCGACTGGCAAGGTGAAATCGCCGACAAGGGTTAACTTTATTGCTCTTGTAAAACCCCGTGAATTGCTGGAATAGCCTGAGAGCCATGAACGCCACAACGCAGTCAGTAACGACAATCGTGATGGCAAAAAAGTTTATGGATTGGCCGATCAGCAGCCAAGCGCCCGCGAAAGCGGGTGAAGGTTCAACGACTACTCGGAATAGCCTAAACTGCAAAGCATGGCGAAACGGGCACGAGTGCGGGGCAGAATGGTGGAAAGAAAGTAAACATTCGGCTAAAATAGAACCCTCATTTATCGAGGATTTATTGATGCCGAAACATGCGGTTTTAGAGTCAAAAGACGAATTGGAATTGCTATATAACCAACTACGGTCTACATCGGCGGTTGCTCAGTATTTGGGCATGACGAAACAAGGGGTATCTCACTGGCTGCATAAGCATGGGATTCTCTTATTTAATCGACGTAGTGTAGATCGGGCCGAGAAAAAGCAACGCATTATGGAATTGCTTGATTCTGGATTAGGTAAAGCTGGAATCGCTCGGGAGCTTGGAGTTAGCAAAACCAATGTTGGCAAGTTATGCGATGAGCTTGGCGTTACTCCGTTTTGTGCGCTACGGCCTGGGTTTGCAATGGCCAATGGATATAAAACGGTTTTGGCTAATGATCATCCGCTACGAGACAACAAAAGCCGCGTGCGGGAACATCGTATTATGATGGAATCGCATATTGGACGGTTATTAAACCGTAATGAACTCGTACATCATTTAAACGGGGACAAAACGGATAATCGCATAGAAAATCTTGCGATTATAAATCAGGCCGAACATATGTCTTTGCATCATAAAGGCGTGAAGAACCCGAAAAAGGCATCTCGCGGATGCCGCCATTCTGAAGATATAGTCTCATCTACATCGAAAGATGTAGGAGTCCAGAATAAAGAGTCTGGAACATAAAGAATTGGATAAGGTCATCATCCGCCAGATTCCCGATATTACGATTCGCGACTACGCCAAGGGCCAGTCGCTGGTCTACGAGCAGCCCGAAAGCGAGAACGTCGAACTGCTGATCGACAAGGGCCACTATTGGGCTATCCGCATGGATGACGTGGACAAAGTGCAGGCCGACATCGAATGGATTAGCAAGTTTAGCCAGGATGCCAGCGAGCAATTGAAAATCAAGGTGGATACCACCGTGCTCGGCAGCATCTACGCGGATGTGGCCAGCACCAACAAGGGGCTGACGGCGGGCCGCAAGTCGGCGAGCCTGAATCTCGGCGTCACCGGTACCCCGCTGGCCATCGACAAGACCAACATCCTGGATTACATCGTGGATTCGGGTACGGCGCTGGACGAGAACAACATCCCGGAAACCGGGCGGTGGATCGTCATGCCCCCCGCAATGATTGGCACGATCAAAAAGTCCGACATCAAGGATGCCAGCCTGTCCGGTGATGGCACTTCCGTTTTGCGCAATGGCCGAGTCGGCATGATCGACCGCTTCACGATCTATTCCAGCAACCTGCTGACCAGCGCCAGCGATGGAGGCCATACCTGCTTCAACATGGTCTTTGGGCACAATAAGGGGCTGGCGTTTGCCGAGCAGATTCCCAAGGGCAAGATTGAACGCTTGCGGGCGGAAAGCTCCTTCGGCGAATTGGTGCGCGGGCTGTGCGTATACGGCTTCAAAGTCGTCTACCCCGCCGCTATCGGCAATCTCTACGGCTACAAGGCATAAGGTGACGTATGGCCACTTATAGCGTAATGACCGGCAGCGGCGTCAATGCCTACAATGCCGACCTCGCGGGCATCTATACGGTGACCGCGACTCTGGACTTCACCGACATCAATAGCGGGTCGGGCACGGTGCAGAACGACATCGTGCAGTTGATCCAAATCCCGGCGAATACTCTGGTGCTGGGCGTGTCGTTCAGCGTGACCACCGCCAGCAGTAACATGGCCGACTTCGATATTGGCGATGGCGCGACTACAGATGGCTATATTGATGGAGCCAGTATGGCGACCGTCAATGACGGCTGTTCATGGGTGACTACCTTCAACGAGGCGGCTCCGAATACGACCTCGGAAGCGTTCTCTCTGGGCAAGTTCTACACGACCGCTGACACTATTGACCTCAAGCAAAACACCAATGCGACTGTAGTGACGGGTGTGCTCAAGGTCAAAGCGGCCATGATCGACATGAATATCTATTGAGTCGATGGCCCGGTATCTTCGGCAAACTCCGTCCGGTGATTTGTATCACTGGACGGAATTACTGGCGGCGCGAACGGATATGGAAGAAATTCCTGATCCGTTTACGCCTCCGGTTTCTATTCCCGTTTCTGTTTTTCCTCCTCCGGTAAAAGCTGATGACGACACTCGCCGACCTACGCGGGGCCGCCCGCCTAAGACTCGATGATAGTGCGACGCCCTACGGATGGAGCGACGCCGAACTCAACGGCTGGATCAATGAAGCGATCCGGGAAGCCTCGCTCCGCGCCGGGCTGAATCCCGTTGCAGAAACTCTGGGGCTGGCGGTAGGGGTAGCTGAGTACGAGTTGTACGAGAGCATCGTTTACGTTCATCGAGCGCGACTCGCTTCAACCGGACAGGTCTTAAGCCGCACCACGCGCGCTGCGCTAGATGACCGCTATGGGAGTTGGGAAACCGCGACCGGAACGCCCCGTTATTTTCTGATCGAAGGGCACGTACTGACGGTTTATCCGATCCCCACCGCAACCGATTCGTTGGCGCTACGTACTGAGCAATATCCCGATACGCTCACCAGCAATACCCAGACGATTCCGATGGACGATCACGCGGCGGGGGCGCTACTGGAATGGGTGATTTATCGGGCCGGCCAAAAACGCGATACGGATTTTACCCTGCCTAATCCCGATCAATACGAAGCCAATTTCACCCGCTATTTTGGACCACGCCCCAGTGCGCGCGTGATGCGTGGGTGGCTGGAATCGGGTGGCACGAGCACAGCGAGGTTCTCATGAGTATTAGCACTACGTTTTCACCGACAGCCCTGGATGCGGATGGAGTTTGCGCCTCGCAGACGTTGGGTGGTGCGGGCAATCTGGCGATCAACGGGGCGCTGGCCACCAGTGGGGTAGTGACTCTGGGCGAACAGGCTCACATCACGCTGTATAGCACGGGCAATTACAGCCTGTTGACGTTCACCCTGTACGGCACGGATAGCCGTGGGCGCGCGATCTCCGAGACACTAGCGGGGCCAAATAACAGCACAGTAACCTCGGCCCTGAACTATAAGAC